TAAGGGGGGAGAAACGATGCGTGTCAAAGTTCGGTCGGTCTGAAAATATCTGATTGCTTTGGTTTTCAAAGCGTTAGAACGGGGTAGGAGTGAGCTGGGTGGAAAAACGAAGCGTTTACATCGCTTTACATCGAGCTTACATTTGAACCTTGTTTGAACGCCGTTCAAATGAATCTCTTTACATTAGGAGTGGAGTAGGGGAGAATTCAGGCAGTATGGTATTATTTCACTCCGATGCTTTGCCCAGGCCATACTTCCATATACAAAGATAACCAAATGGTGTAATTTATGCAAGTGGAGTAGGGGAGCGCTTCGCTTCTCTCCTATTTTTATTTATTAAAATTATTCCATATAGCTGATATTTGGTATATTTGCAGTGAAATAAATACTATATATCATGAGTAAAGTTATCCATGTACATTTGATTTTTGAGAAAAAGAACATCTACTTTGGTAGTATATCGGCCATTTTTGAAACTCTGACGGAGAAACAGGTCGGAATCACTAAGAGTAGTCTTTTACATGCTGGACTGGTTGATGACATTGCCAAATACACGAAACGTGCAATGATTATTCAGTCTCGCTTGATAACATGTACCAGAAAGGGATAAAATGCCTTAGAACGCAATTAAAAGCCGCAAAAGCGGCTTTTTTTGCCCTTATAAGTGTCAAACTATGATGGAAGGCTGTATTTATCCGTTTGAACGCTTTGAACGTCTTAAAAAGTGGAAAGGTTATTCACTTGCTTATTCATTTGGTTATTCATTTAAGCTATTACAAAAACGAAATGTTTTGATTGCTTATTCATTTGGTTATTCATTTTTGTGCCTATTTTGTTCTAATAAAACGGGGAAATATCTTTTTTTTATTTGGTATTCATCGGTTTTTATAATATTGTAGGGGGTAAATTGTATATAGATAATATTTATTTACTCCCCTGTATTTTTATATATTCTGCTGTAAAATAGTGATTTAACTGTTTTTACCTCCCTTTCCCCATAAAACACGTTTTAGATGGCATTGGCAACCGTAGAATCGCTTGCATCCGAAACACGCCCCGACTTGTCCTGTTTAAGTTGTGTAATTGTCTGTTTGAGCATCCCTATTTCCTCTGCCATTTCTCGAATGGTGGAGTCTTTTTCCCTTAAAACATCCAGAAGCTCCCTAAAATTATTGTTAGCTGTTTCTGGAGGAGCTGTTTCCGTTACTACTGGTGTAATTTTTTCGGCTTCTATATCTTTTAAAAGAAAGTCGTCGATTGATATTCTAAAAAACTTAGATATTTCACATAACAAACTCAATTTAGGTTCTGTATTACCCAGTTCATAGTTTGACATTGTACCTTTTTTGATGCCCAGAAACTCAAATTCATCTAATTTAAGTCCCCTACTCTCCCTTAGATATCTAAGATTCTTAGAAAAAACGCTCATAAATCTAAATTATTTGGATTAACACTTTGTTGTCTAAGAAACTTAGACTATATTTGCCACGTGATTAAAGTTTAAACACGCCCCAAAGCTACAAAAAAGGCTTGAGGTAACAATGAGAATTTAAAAAGAAGCAAAATGGAAGTAAAATTTAAAAAGGGACAAAGTGTGAGAATCACCAAGAGAAATGGTGAGATCATTGATGGTATAGTTCGTGACTGGGATTATAACATTTGTACGTTCGTGCGGGAATATAATATCGATTATATGAAAAATGGTCAGGTTTGGACTGTAATATGTGTTCCGGAGGATGCGATAAAGGAGCTTTAATAATTTTCTCGGGCAGTTAGTTCAGCTGGTAGAACAAACTAAACTCCTATAATGGAGAGGTTATGGTCCGCGGTTCGAATCCGCGACTGCCCACTACGATAATTTAAATATTAGATAGTATGAAAGAACGAATAGTTGTAGAATACGGTGAGGTGAATAAAATTGCCGAACTGATGGGCTGTACAAACGTGATGGTGAGTCATGCGCTTGCCTTCCGTAAGAACAGCAAACTGGCCCGTTCCATTCGTAAGCTCGCCATTGAGCGCGGTGGATCCAAAGTAGGTGGTAATCCTCAAAATACAAGTAGCCATGAAAAATGATTTGATGACATTGTTCAGCGACCAGCTGCACTGGTTTGCTCGTCTGAAACGAAAACAGCGCTTTTGCGTGCTTTACTTCTGTATGAGTTTCGGGATCCTGCTCTCTATTTTTTTTATTAATCCGCTGCTGGAACTTCTCGTAGTGTTGAATTTCGGGATCTCCGTGCGGCTGCTGAAGAAGCATGTCCCTTTGAATGATTTAGAGGATTGATAATCAAGCTGGGAGATGGAATACTTTGATAATATATTGTGTGTAACTTACAAAGAGTTGCTGGATATAATGCCCAAAGGCACTTTGAATAGCCAGCTGTCCCGAGAAAAACTGGATGTCGTTTCCCGTGGCGGTGGTGAAAATAATCCGGCTCTGTATGCCTATTCCTCCCTTCCCGAGAAATACAAGAAACGTTGGGTTGAGCGTCATGGCGAACCCGAGAAACAAATGAGACAGGAAATGATCCGTAACATAGTGAAGAAAGACGAGAAGGCCGAGAACTTTTTCGAGGATTACCGTTACGACAAGAACGGTGAGATGGTCGCTCTTCCCGAGGATGTGAAGAAGGAATACACCTGGAACGCTTCGGTGCTGAACGCGTTGATGGAAGAGTTCAAACGCTTGAGTTCATCCAATAACAAGCTGACCGGTTTCCGCCGTAACCTTTGGGAACTTCTGCTTGTCACGAGTGAGGAATGGCGTCCGGTGTACGGGCACAGTCTTCCGGGCAGTGTGGGGCGTTTGAAAGCCCTGATAAACAAGTTCCGTCCCGACAACTACGGTGTGCTTGTGAGCGGTAAATACGGCAACAGCAACACGCTGAAGATCGAGGAGGACGGCGGGCGTTACCTTGTAGCATTGAAACGCAGCCGCGTTCCGGTTTATACTGACATGGAGATCTTCGAGGAGTACAACCGTGTCGCTCCGGAACGTGGCTGGAAGCCCCTGAAGAGTCCCCGCAGCCTCCGCGAATGGTTCAACAGCCCGCGTGTCGAACCTCTGTGGTACGATGCCGTTTATGGGGAAATGAAGGCACACCAGCGTTATGACCGCAAGCACCGGACCATCCTTCCGGGCCGTCGTGACAGCCTCTGGTATGGCGACGGCACGAAGCTGAACCTCTACTATCGTGACGAGAACGGAAACAAGTGCACTACAAGCGTGTACGAGGTGGTGGATGCCTATAGTGAAGTCCTGCTCGGTTATTACATCAGCGACAACGAGGACTATATCGCCCAGTACCATGCTTTCCGCATGGCTATCCAGACGAGCCGGCACAAACCCTACGAGATCGTGTGCGACAACCAGGGCGGTCATAAGAAGAACGCGGCGCTGGGCCTTTTCTCGAAGATCAGCCGTATCCACCGCCCGACAGCTCCGTATAATGGCGAATCTAAGACGATTGAGAACATTTTCTACCGCTTCCAGAGCCAGGTATTGAAGAAACGTTTCGGTTTCACCGGGCAGAATATTACGGCAAAGAGAGATACAAGCCGTCCGAATTTGGAATTCATCAACGCGAACATCGACTCCCTCCCCACATTGGAGGAACTGAAGGAACAGTATGCCGCCGCCCGTGAGCAGTGGAATTCAATGAAACACCCTGCCACCGGCATCTCCCGGATTGAGATGTACAATACCAGCGTGAACGAGGCTACCGATGCGGTAAGTGTGTCGGATATGGTGGAGATGTTCTGGTACACGACCGAGAAACCGTCGCTGTTCACCGCCAGCGGTATCGAGATCACGGTACAGGGAAAGAAATACCCTTACGAGGTTTTCTCCGCCCCCGGTGAGCCTGATCTGGAATGGCGCCGGCGTAACACCTACAAGAAGTTCTATGTCCAGTACGATCCTTATGACATGAGCAGCGTACGTCTGCTGTACAAGGATAAGGGCGGAGCGATGCGCTTCGAGTGTGTGGCTTCGTTCCCGCTGATGATCCACCGTGCCCAGCAGGAGCAGACGGAAGCCGAGAAACGTTTCATCCGCGCCCAGCAGGAGGCCGTCATCAACGAGCGTATAAACCGCCAGGTCGTTGCCAAGGACATCGAGTACGAACATGGTGTCGCACCGGAACAGAACGGTCTGCGTACCCCTGACCTGAAAGGGCTCGGAAAGGAGGCGCAACGCCAGATTGACCGCCGCACAAGAAAATACAGCCAGCCGCCCCGTCCTTCCATCGGCCGAGACATGAAAGTCATCAGCAACGTGACATGGGACAGCTTTGAGAAGAAGGAAGTGAGCATCCGCAAGGTGGTCGGGAAATTATGAGGAACAGATTTATAACAAGATAAAAAATATTGATTATGGAAATTACAATGAAAGAAAAGGACGCCATCAGTGAGAGCCTCCGGGCTTACGTGGCGAAATACCCGAGCCAGACGAAGGCTGCTGGCAGCCTGAAGGGGGTTAGTGTAGGTACTGTTAGCAATATCCTGAACGGCCGTTATGAGAATATCAGCGACGAGATGTTCCGTAATGTCGCCTCGCAGGTCGGTGGTGTAAGCGCTACCGGCTGGCAGATCGTGGAGACCGGTGCTTACCAGGAGATCACGGCTGTACTCTCTGACGCGCAACGCTGGCGCAATGTTACCTGGGTGACCGGCGAGGCCGGTTGTGGCAAGAGTACCACCGCCCGTGTTTACCTCCAGGAGCATAAGGAGGTTTTCTATATCCTCTGCTCTGAGGACATGAAGAAAGGTGACTTTGTCCGCGAGATCGCCCGTACGGTCGGAATCCGGACCGAAGGGTATAATATCCGTGAGGTGTGGGGGCTTATATTGGATGACATCATCCAGATGGACGCGCCCCTGCTGGTGTTCGACGAGGCGGACAAGCTGACCGAACCGGTGTTCCACTATTTCATCAGCCTGTACAACAAGCTGGAGGAGAAATGCGGTGTCGTGTTCTTGAGTACCGATTATATTGCCAAGCGCATCAGCAACGGCTTGCGGTACCAGAAGCCCGGCTACAAGGAGTTCTACAGCCGTATCGGACGGAAATTTTATGAGTTGGAGCCTACGGACGTGAACGACGTGTTTGCGATCTGTTCCGCCAACGGTGTGACTGACAGGAAAGACATCGATAAGGTGATAAAGGAGGCTTCGACATGTGACTTTGATTTGCGGCGTGTGAGGAAGTCCATTCACAAGGTGAAACGCATGACGGGGGAATGACCCCCGTTCAAATACCGTTCAAACGTAATTTTAAGGATATGGAAAACAAATTTGAATACTTAAAGATCGACGGTCGCGGGCAGCTTCCCGCTCCCTGGAGCGATTACCCAGTCTTGAGGGAATACGAGACGGTGGCCGTTTACCGGAATGGTCGCGACTACCTGGACGCCCTTGTGGGACAGCAGGACGGCTGGTGGGTTGCCGGCGTTCACATGGAGGTGGGCGGTTCCGGCGGCGGTTTCAACCCGGGACGTAAATGGGGACAGTTTGCCACCCGTGAGAATGCCCTTCTGTGGGCACTCGGCAGGATGCTCTGCCACGAGAAACTACGGGGTGCCGCACGGCAGGCCGTACTTGACCGAATTGACAATATCCGACAACTAACACTGTTCTGACCATGGAAGAAGAGAAAAAGGATAATAAAAAAGTGGGTATGAGACGTGCCTTGAATGTCAGGGACATCCTGAGCAAGAAGTATGACGTATTCCCTTTCGAGGGGAAATGGAAGGATGCCTTCGACACTCCGGAAGTCCGGGGCTGCTGGTTCGTGTGGGGCAACAGCGGTAACGGCAAGACCTCTTTCGTGATGCAGCTCTGCAAGGAACTTTGCAAGTATGACCGTGTGGCGTTCAACTCCCTGGAGGAAGGAACTTCTCTGACAGTCCAGAATAACCTGCGGCGCTTTGGTATGGCCGAGGTAAGCCGCCACCTGGCGTTCATCAAGGAGGACATCCCCACTTTGAAGCTCAGGCTTCGCCGCCATAAAAGCTTTAACATCGTGATCATTGACAGTTTCCAATACACACAGATGACGTACCGTGACTATATCCAGCTGAAGGAGGAGTTTCCGGACAAGCTGTTTATTTTCATCAGCCATGCCCGCGGCAAGAATCCTAAAGGTGATGCGGCCACGAGCGTGATGTATGATGCCGATCTGAAGATATGGGTGGAAGGCTACGTCGCCTTCAGTAAGGGACGTTATCAGGGTTCCACTGGTGAATACACGATCTGGGAGAAGGGCGCCTATGACTATTGGAATGTGGCGGGACCGAAACAGAAAGGAGGCCAGGCATGAGCAGGATAAAGAAACAGCTGGAGATTTGTCCTCCCGCCTATATGTGTAAGGGGGCTAACCGTGAGAACTTCGTCAGTACCGGTCACAAGTGCGGTTACTGCCAGGGCAACGGCTGGTTCTGGGGAACGGAGGAGGGCAGCCGCGAGGACGTGCATGTGCCCTGCCCGGTGTGTGGCGGCAGCGGTGAGCTGGATGCGATTATAACAGTGGACTGGAAACCTTCAAACAAGTGAGCCATGAGAAAGGAATATTACAACTACGTTGTGAAGCTGCCCGTTCTGCTTCATGAACTATTCTGCGGGAAAGTTGCCGACTATCATTTTTCCGACATGACGGTAGTGATGAACCACCTGGTAAAGTCCTATATCCGCATGATGGACGGTGGCAGGGTTTCTACTGCCACCCGGCGTATCCTTCTCTGCATGGACCGTATTCCGGACATGTCGTTCTTCTTCCGTCGCCAGGAGAAGGCGGTGCTGTTCTTCGAGATGGATCCGGCCGTTGCCGACAGCCTACAGCGTGCCATCGTTTCCGGGGGCTGGGGCAACCGCCAGCGTCTTGCCGTCCGCCTAGTATGCGCCTTCTGCTGCGGTGCCGGTGTGACGTTGAACAACCTTTCGATGGAGCTTGCCGCCGGAGAGGTGTTCCGCTGTCCGGAAGGTTATCTCATACATACCTACGTGAGCAACTACCAGTACGTGTTCCTGAAGGAGACGGCCGCCGCCCAGCGCATGAGCGTGGAGGGTATGCTGACGGCTGCCGCCGAGCTGCTGGTGGGGACGGATGACGACGGTGCCGGTTATCATATCCCGGAGAACCTTGGCCGTATCGCTGACAGCGTGCTCGGGATAAAGGGCAGCACGCTGAAGGACTTCCGTCGGCAGTGTCTGGTGAGTATCCGCACGAACACCATCGGTCCGGACCGTATCGCCGCCTTCATGGAGAGGCATGGCATCTCCTCCGCCCGTGAGTTCCTGCGCCGTGTGGTCCTCTTCTTTCTGGAGGCACGGTACCTCATTTACCGCAAAGAAATAGAACTCGGGGAGAACGACCTGTCGGAGGAGGACGAGCCGGACTGGGAGGAGACGATGTACCGGCAGTACGAGAAAAAGGATTTTGCGATTTCGATATATAATTATTAACCATTAAAATTTAACTGAAATGATTACAGAAAAACAGAAAGAGGCAGTAAAGGAATTCTGCCAATACGTGGATAACTTTTGTAAGGAAAATAATCTTAGTGCCTTTATGAGCGTTGCGGCAAGTGAGGACCAACCGGACGGGCTTGAGCAGATAGCCGGCTCAATCATTACCGGCAAGACTGAACATATTGTCGGCTCTATTTCCGGGATTGTCAAAGCGAATAAGAATGTCTATATGCTGCTTTCCGTGGGGCTTATGCAGGCCTACACGAGAAAGGCTGACATTAATACTATTCCGTTCGGTGAAAATTTGAATATGAATTGATGAATGACTATAAATGAACACGAGTGAGAACCTGCACCAGCTCGGCCTTCCGATAGAGAGGTTGAGCAGCGTCCTTCTGAACTGGACGTGTTTTGAACCGCGTCGTCAGATGCTTATCAGTGCCTCCACAAAGACGGAGGGCTGGGCGATTGTCGAGACGCGGGATTCGCAGCTGGCCGCCGCTATACTGAGGGATGTCCCGGAGGCACGTTTGAGAGAACTTGATAAACCTGTAGTTACAATAGCGTTATGAGTAATATATTCAAAAAATTCGAAGGTCTGAAAGTTCGTGTTCAGATCACGAACAGTATCGGTCTTCCGGTTGACCGCCAAGGTTACGTGGAGGTTGAGGAGAATTGGGCTTATCTTTACGAGAAAGGCCAGAAGGGAAACAGATATATTTTAGCAATCAACACCACCAGGAACAGCGTGGTGTCTGTTGAGGTGATTCACCAGGAACGGAATGTTGATGACCGAACATCTGGTGAATCAGAAGGAAAATTCCAAGATGATACCTATCAGCAAGGTGTCATTTCTTTGGAAAAATGACATTCAGATTGAATTGTGCTATATAGCCACAGTTTTGGCAATATCCAACGATGACTGGGATAAAATTGATGCCGTTGTCAGCCTTTAATTGCACCCCTTCCCGTTGGAACGATAAAATTTGAGATTCACCTTTACCGAAAATAAAGTTTGTTCTTTGTTTACACATGGGACATTCGTACGGTGAGCATTTCTTGTTGATTTCGGCCAAAATGGCATCAGCATTTTCTTCTGTAAATTTCATAATTGTAAAATTTAAAAGTGACAGACAAAAATAATGAATCAGGGTACGTTCTCCAGCATAATTGTAAAAGTTTTAAGTGACGTTTTAACTTCTTTTTGGAGACGTACCTTTTCTAAGGACAATTTAAACAAAGAGAGCCATGCAGATAGATATCGACACCCGTAAACGGTTAGACAAGCCCGATAATTATGCGGCGTTTTACGGTCTTTTGAACCGCCTTCCGACATCGGATCGTGACGCACTGAAGGAAAACATCGTTTCCCAGTACACGGGGGGACGTACCACGAGCCTGCGTGACATGACGCTGAAGGAATACAGTGCCGCTGTGTCTGCCATGCAGAAGTTGGTACCGCCCACTTATCAGGAGCAGCTCCGGAAGATTCTCCGTCAGAAGCGTTCCGCGGTGCTTCACCAGATGCAGCTGCTGGGCATTGATACGGCCGACTGGGACCGGGTGAACGCCTTCTGCCGGGACAGCCGTATCACTGGCATGGAGTTCCGTGAACTTGACTGCGAGGCGCTGGATGCGTTGCAGGTGAAGCTGCGCGCCATTCGCCGCAAACGTGAGAATAAACAACAGTAACAACCATTTAATTTTTTAGTTATGGACTTGAAAGAACAATTAAAAAGCCTGTCCGTCCAGGACAGAAAGGAGCTTTTGAAACAGCTCCAGCAGGAAGAGAAGGAAAACAAGCGCAACCGTCGCGATGCCTACGAAGGGCTTCGTGCGCAGTTCATGCTTGAAGTGAAGAACAAGCTGTTTCCGGTCGTGGATGACGTGAAGGCCTTCCGCGACTGGGTGGAGAAGGAAGCCGCCTCTTTCCGCGACCTGATGCGTGACTATGGCCAGCTCCGCAAGGATGACCAGGCAAGTTTTACCATCGTGGACGGTGATATGAAACTGGAAGTGAGGAGTAACAAGGTGAAGAGCTTCGACGAACGTGCCAACCTCGCCGCCGAGCGTCTGGTGGATTACCTGAAGCGCTACGCCATGAGCCGGGAACTTGGCACCGATGACCCTATGTACCAGCTCGGCATGACCATGATCGAGCGTAACCGTCAGGGTGATCTGGACTACAAGTCGGTGAGCAAGCTGTACGAGCTTGAGGACCGTTTTGACAGCGAATACACCGAAATCATGGACCTCTTCCGTGAGAGCAATGTGGTGTACAAGACTGCGGTGAACTACTATTTCCACAAGCGTGACGAGAACGGTGTCTGGCGCCGTATCGAACCTTCATTCTGCCGTCTGTGATATGGAGAAGACAAAGAACATCGCACCACACGTGATGGCTTGTAAGAACTGCGAGGGTAAGGGGCGTGTTTTCTACACAGACCAGAGCGGAGCCCCTTCCTCCTCCCGTTGTCCTGTCTGCAAGGGCAGTGGCCGGGTAAAGGTACAGAGCAAGGTGATTACCCGTATCGAGCCTTTTATTCCGGGTGAGGACGATACCGAACTGATGACCATGTGATTTTGTTCACACTCTAAACAGAAAAAACGCCGCATCCGTTGTGATTGCGGCGTTTTTCTTTTTCCTGATATGCCAAATGCCTATTTTTGCAGTAAATAACTCTTATTTATGGCCAAAGGACGAGACAAGAACCTGATAGAACTCCGTGATGAAGCCCTGTGCCGCCGTTACTATTACTGGACGGAGGTGCGGCGTCTGCGCTTTGACGACGCCCTGAAGGTGTTGTCCCGTCAGGAGTTCTTTATTTCCGAGGAGCGGATCATGTCAATCATCCGCCGGAAATCACGTGAGGGAACAGACTACAACCTGAAGCCTGTTCCCAAGGTGAAAGCCCCCCGCCTAACCGCTGCCCAGCTGGAGCTATTCCCCGTAAGATGACGGCATGGCCGATTCATCGTGCAGTGTGAATGAGAACGTCATTTCATAAACCTTGATATAATGTGGCATGGCATACGAACGGCTTTTCTCGCGTACCAGCGGCGAAGCGTTGTCCGTGCATTGCAGACACTGCAGCGACTTGTATAATTTCCCGGTCAGCTGCTGCCTTTCCCTTACCTTTTCATACGTGCCGGATGCGTAGCTTGTATCGTCGTAACAATCAATAGCCAGCCGGACGGTCAGCATGGATTCGCTTTTCTGTACCCCATATCCGAGGTCGTTCCAGTCAGAACTTGTATTTCCAATCAATACACAAGGGAAGGTGACCGGGTACTGGTCTTCTTCTGCCCCCATTTCCAATTGCCCGTAGTCCTCATCGATGAGCGAGAGTTCCGGCATTTCCTGTGCAATCTGTTCCATGATTGCGATAAAAACTTCTTCCATATCCTTAGCTGTTTAAAATATTGGTAATTTCCTGATTCACCTTCTCCCGTATGCGGCTGTTCAATTCTTCGCTTTCGCCCATGAACTGGCGCTGCGGGATGTGGATGTGCAGTTTCTTTTTCTTGGTAAGTGCCATGTTTCTCCAGAACTGTGCCTGTGGATTCAGTTCCTTCGGTTTGGTACGTCGTTTAACGCGTTTCTTTTGCCCTGTGCCGGCTTTTTTTCTTTTCCCCGAAGCCTTGTAGAACTTGGCCCATGCAAAGCGCCTCATGCGGTCTGTGACGGTGACATCGATTTCCCCTCCCCAATTGTGGATGGGTGCATAGACCACCTCGTTGAATACCCTTACCCGGTAGTCGGCAGGCGTGTATCCGATTGATTTGAAAAGATGCTTCCTGCCGGAGAGTAGTGTTCCATAATTGCTGGCGGCATCGGAACCTCCCGAGGACAGCCGTTTGGCTTTGGGCCAAGGGTGAAGACCGCCATTGACAAATCCACCCTGCCGGAAGTTATCCTGAAAATGGTCTTTGGCCATTCGTCCTACTATGACTGGCATTTTGCGGCGCATCATACTGTCCAGCCTGTCACGTTTCCGCTTTATCATTTCCGTAAAATCTTTTATATCCATAATCATCAGTAATTCAAGAATAATTTATAACTTTGCAACCGAGGCTTCCAATATGCCTTTTATGCGTTATGAATATACCGGAACAAGTAAAGAACGAGGCCCGTGTACTTATTGAGCAATACGGTGACACCTTCGAATACCTTGGTATTTATGAAGGCCAGGAAGCCTATGTGTTCAAGTTTCCGGGGGACTCCTGTACCGGTTATCCTTTCGTCTATCTGTATGACGGTAAAGACGCAACCGAAATAACCGGTCCGTTATCCCTTGACGTTATCGATTCATGTATCGAAAATATCGAGGAAGGAGACATCGAATAGCTTATTGTCAATTCTCAGGACTCCCCTGCAGTTGTGGGAAGTCGCAGCTCCTATTTCACATAAATATTTTACGTCTTTCCATTCCATTCCTGAACCGGCAGAATTATCGCTTTGGGGTTCGATATACCTTAGTTCACCATCCGCAAACCGTTGCAGGATTGTAGCATGCCCACCCCCGCTTTTCCAGCCGATGCACAATTCATACACGCCTTCTTCCTTACATACCTCATTGAAATACTCCATGTACCTTTTAGGGGTCATTTTCAGGTATCCTTTGTGCGCAAGCCAGCTGTTTATACTTATATGTTGCGCCGGAGTACCGTCGGTGTTTTTCCAGACTTCAAAAGCACGTCCATTACTCAGATATTCAAGTTTAGACCCTGCGACATTGCCTTTGGCGGTAATATCCCATCCACGTAATCGTAAAGCGTATGCCGGTGCGCAAGTCTGGCAGTTGATACTGTATGGAGTATCCCGTTTTTTATCGTAATCGCTGTTCTTCCGGTATCTGTTTCCCCTTTTATCGCGGTATATTCCTTTGGAATCCAAAATATACTCTTCCACATGTTTGGGATTTGCATTCTGTTTGTCCGCCTTATCCACATCCATAGGTTTTCCTTTTTTGATTTTAAGAGCCTTTTCCATTTCGAGGTTGTTCCGGGCAATGGCCATTTTTTCCTCCCCGGTAAGGTAGTCCGGCATTTCCGCAATCATCTCGTCAATACGGGCCATAAGTTTATCCACCGCTTTTTGGGCACCCTTGTGGGCTTCTGCCTGATATGGATGATTGTCGGAAAACAGTTTGCCGTCCGTTCCCGGATTGTTATCCAGTCCGGGCTGGGGCTTGTTCTTGTCGTCTTCGTCCGGAAGTGGTGTCGGCTCCTCGTCGGTGGCAGTGAGGTCGCACTTGCAGTTCCACCGGTCGCCCGGTCGGTGGATGTTCCAGAACGTGTCATCAATCGGCCGGATGGTATTCCAGAACGGGCGGTGGTCAGCCCCCGGATGAATGGAGGTGGACGGTAGCCATTTGAGGTTAGGCAGAATATCGCGTTCGCGCAGGAACTGTTGCCAGTCAGCCGCCTGATGCGCCCGGATGATCGCCGTATCATACTCCGTCCGCAGCCAGTGACGAACCTGATGAGAAGCAATGGGCAAGACTTCCTGTACCCATTTGTCGAACGGTTTTAAAATGCCGTTTGAATCCAATAAAAGTCGTGCCATGTCATTCTGCATACGATGTACCTTGAATGCCGAGAATACGGCGTTGTTCCGGAGTATGGCATTTCTGAAATCCTCGTCCGGAGTAATGGCCTTGGATTTGCTGAACCCTTCCTTTGCCGCCTTGTCCATCTTTGCCCATATTTCATTGAACAGGTTGATTTCGATTTCGGTTGCCGGATGAAAGTCCCTGCTGTATATGTTCAGCAAGGCACGCCGCAGCACCTCTTCGGAAAAGTCAAACTCCATGGAGATGCTGCCATTATCAGCCGCATACAGTCTGTCGACTACCAGTCTAAAGCTGCCCCGTCTGCCGGGGCTTTCACGAAAAAACCTTTGAGCCAGTTCCGGAAGTTTCTTTTCTGTTTCGGTGTCGGTTCATCATCCCGTCCCTTATTCGCTGGCTCCGGTTCCTTCTTCGGGCTTGGAATCTGGTCGGCTTGTTCAGCCGTCTTTTGTTCCGCCTTCAGCTGCTCGTAATTGGCCGGTTTGTCGATACCGAATTCCTCATAGAGATAATCGTCGTCGATGGGGATGTTGAAGTTCTTCTTCAGCTGCGTGAGGATGGATATTTTGGTACCGGCATCCGTTTCTTTCGGTTCCGGAAAGCAGAATGTCCCCCCTTCAGTATTGATGCCCATGCGCAGCAAAATGTCCGTCATGTCGTAATTCAGCACGTTGAGCACGTATTTCCGGTCAGCCTCCAGTACCTTGTCCTCTACTTTCTTATGAACCGTACCCAAAGCCTGTGTGCCTTTTTCGGACGATTCGGTTGTCAGCGTATTGCCCAGTATCAGTTTGGAAATTTCGTTGTTGCACCGTTCGCAGAGGCGTTCATAGACATCGGCAGACCCTGTTTTGTTTCCGGCTTCCGTAAGTTTGAGTTCCGTGTCCTTGGCATGAAAGAACTGCGCCAGACTTCCGGCATTTGCCGCATCCTCCATGGCCCGCTGGCGGGACTCGTCGTCGTCGGAGTCATAGATATATTCCTGTATGGGCATGCCGAATACCTCGGAGAACTGTGCCCAGTCGCCCGTGGTGTTACGCTTGTAGATGACCCACGGGGCTGCCTTGGCCAACAGCCCCAAATCGGACGGCGAACCCACAAAAAGCAAGTCGGTATATTCATCCCATGAATGACCGGTGATGTCAGTCTGGTGCCGCAAGATGAGTTCTCTGACCGGATCCACATGCTTACGCGGTACCAGGTCGTAATCCACCCACTCCTGCAGCTTGTAGAACTGACAGAGCGAGAAGCCCCAGAACTTGGCATCGAGGATGTCACCCACCAGCCGGTTGAACCAGGGCGACTGTATCTGTTCGTTGATTTTATCGTCGGGCTTCCCGTCCACCCGGAACTCCATGTTGGAGCACAGCACGGCATTCTTTCGCTTTTCGAGCACACAGGAAAGGTGGGTATCCATCAGAATGTCCTCGTAGAGGTCATAAAGTTTGTAACGTCGTGAGAAATCGACATTCTCGGCTGCCTTGACGGCTGCCATGTAGTCGGAAATGTCCAGCCCGAAGCGTTTGGGCTGTGTGAGTACAATCACATTCGGTCTCTTCTGCCCCGGCAACGTAAAGTTTCCCCCTACGGTGATGATACCGGCTTTGTTGTTTTTTCTGTTTTTCTTTTTCATGATGCTTGCTTTTTACCAGTGGTTCGTTCGTTTGCGGTTGCTTTGAATGCGGAAATCCGACCTGCCCGCCCTTTGTTCCTCAGGCAGCAGCGGAGCCCCTTCGATTGAAATGTCCTCGTCGGCCACCGCCTTCATCCATTCCACCGCCCGTTCGTAGCGGTCCTTGCGTACCTGGGAAAGTTTCTGCGGGTTGTGGATGCAGAAGATGTGATAGACTGCCATGTCGATGACCATCATCAGCACGAGCTGGTTCCGGTTGTCCCCGGTGGCCGCAAAAATCTTGTTGCAGTCGTAGCGTTTGCTCAAATAACACCGCATTTCGGCAATGGCCCTGTCCTCGCAAACCTCAATGACCGTTTCGTCCTCTCTAACCAGTGCGTCGAGGATGTCTCGGTGGATGCTCGCATCGTAATCGGTAAGTTCAACAAATTTGCTCATAGTCCTATTGTTTTAGAGTTGTCATAATCTTTTCTTGTTCCGCTTTCTTACATCCTTCCGTGAGCGGAATACGGGCGGTTCAATGCGCCTGATCAGTTCGTCGATGATGCGGTTTGCTCCTTCGACCGCATCCGGTCCGTCGGCCGGGTAGCGCATGGTCAGGGTGAACAGCTTGAACTGGTCTTCCAGTTCCTTCATGTGCGGATTGTCCCGTTCAGCCTCGTTGAGGATGAGGTTCCCTTCGCGGTTGAGCGGTTCAAGGTTGGCCTCGATACGCGTAGCCTTGTCCGTCTTCTTCTCCTCGTCGCCCCGGATGAACAGCGCAATCTTCTGTTCGCGGCGCACCTTTGCCACCAGCGGTTTGAACACCTGCTGGAAGAAAGGGTCCTGCAGCTTGTTGTTCTCCATGTAGCAATAGACATTGGTCTTGCCCCCGACAAATTCAAGCATCCGGACATACCAGTCAATAAACTCCGCATTGAGCGCCTGTGCCAGGAAAGTCTTGATGACGTAAAGCCTGCCACCCAATTTGCCACAGAGCGAAACCGTCTTGAAGGATTTGCCTTTCTTACCCTTGCTTTCGCCCGGTGCCGGGTCGCCATACACCACGAGGAACTTGAATTTGGAGAGTGCCGGAACCTTGCCGTATGCAATGTTTTCGAATACCTCGCCCACGGAAATCGGGTTGTTGAAATATTCTCCCTGTGCCGCCTTTTTGGTTATTTTGGACAGTGTGCGGTCGATGTCCTCTTCCGAGTTCTTTTCCGGCCATGTGGAAAAACCGTTTTTGTCGCGGATGTTCACGATGTCCCAGGAGTCGGCCATTTCGCCCGCCCTCACCACGCAGCAGTCCTTGGCGATGATGTTTCCGCAGAAGATGACCAGTGTAGGTTCGGAAATGGACCTTGTGGGATACAGCGCATTTTCCCACCAGTCCCAGCGCTTCTGGATGATGTCCGGGTTCTTGGTATCCTCGTCCGTATCAAAGTCATCGACCAGCAGCACGTCGGGACGTATGGCCTCGTTTCGCGAACCACGCGGAGATTGTCCGGCACCCAGTGCGCGGAAAGAGACCTTCCCTTTTGTGGTGAATTCATCCTCGGTCCATGAGCCCGGCAGTTCCTGTTTGCCGTAGTATGCCATGATGCGTCCGTTGGCTTCGAGATTGGCCCGGTAGGGATTGAGCAGGCGCACCGCATTGTCCTTGCTGTTGGAGGTCAGAATCACATTCTTTTTGCGTCCGGTAAGCGTGAGATTCATGACGATGAACATGGTGACGGTGGATTTGGCCAGCTCACGGCTCCAAGAAAGCACCTCAAACCATTCATCGTGTGCAATGATCCGCCGGATAGCCTTTTTCTGGAAGTCGGCAAATTCATATTTGGCATAATTCGGAAAAAAGAACTTGATCCATTCTATGGGATGTTTCTCAAGATATTCCCGGTGTTTTTCCCGTTCGGCTGCCGTCATGTTCCTATCGACCGGTGTAGCCCTTGCGATGTCTTCTTTGTACTTCTCCCAATCGAGGAGAGCGAGTCTGTCAGTCTGTTTCATGGTCTGTCTCCTTTATAATTTGTCTTTAATGTACGCATCGGCCAGGCGTGTGATTTCCTTAGCCTTTTCGAGGTCGGCCGCCCGTACCCAGTCGATGAGCCCGGTGAGGACACTGATGATGTCGGCAATGCCCACTTCCTGCTCCATGTTGCGTATGGCCGCCGACAGTTTCCCGAGGATGTCAGCCTCCTTGGATGAGGGGAACCGTTCCCCTTCGGGCCGTTCGGCGATGGCCTTGTTTATTTCGGCCACCTGCCGGTAGAGGTTAGCCACCTGTTCCTGCCTTGTGAGCGTAAGCCCCACCTTCTGTTCCTCCCACTTCCCGGCCCGTACCCAGTTGGACACGGACACCCGTGACACGCCCACCCGGTCGGCGATTTCCTGCTGTGTGAGGTTTTCCTTGAGGTACAAAGTCTTTGCCCATTCCTTTTTCTGGGCATTCGTCAAATCTGCCATAAATCGTCCTTTTTAGTTGTAAATCACGTTACAAAATTGCATGAAAAAGCGGGGTTTGTAAAAGCGCGTACGCATGATGACGGGTTGCAGCGTTATGATAACGCCAGAAAACGTTATGATGCGGACGCGGTTTCTTGGTGCCATGGGAATGTTCTATTTTCGCACCATCGAAAGGCGGGGAAACCGCTGGTAAAGACATGACGATGAGCAGATTTTTCAATATTACAACGAGTGACGACGGCACCAGTACGATATTCCTGTACGGGGACATCGGAGACTATACGGAGGTGCAAAGCGGGCGCATAGCCCAGGAACTGATGGAAGCCGAACGCGTGAGCCGACGCATCCATGTGCGTATCAACAGCAACGGCGGGGAAGTGTACAGCGGCATTGCGATATTCAACGCCCTGCGCCATAGCCAGGCCGACATCCGCATTTATGTGGATGGCATAGCCGCCAGCATGGCCAGTGTGATAGCCCTTTGCGGCAAGCCCGTAGAAATGAGCAAATATGCCCGTCTGATGCTGCACAGTGTGAGCGGCGGGTGTTACGGCAACAAGCAGGACCTGCAGCGTTGCATGGAAGAGATAGAAAGCCTGGAGGGCAGCTTGAGCGAAATCTATGCCGAGCGGCTGGGCATGAGCCAGGAAGAAGTAAGACAGACCTATTTTGACGGCGAGGACCACTGGCTGACTGCCCAGGAAGCCCTGGACCTCGGTTTCATAGACGGCATCTATGATGCAGACCCCGTGCCGGCAGACAGTACACCGGCGCAGATATATACTTTATTCAATAACCGGCTCGTTGAGCCACAAAAAAACAGAGAAGACATGAATCTGGAAGACGTAAAGAAACGCCCGCGCTTCAAGGACTGCGCGAGTGATGCGGATGTGTTCCGCCTGATGGACCAACTGGAGGAAGAGGCCGGCAAGGTACCTATCCTTACGAAAGAGAACACCGACCTGAAGGCGAAGGTGAAGACGTACGAAGACAAGGCTGCCGCCGAAGACCTTGCCGCTCGCAAGCAGCTGCTTGACGCAGCCGAGCAAGACGGCCGCATTGATGCGACCACCCGACCCATCTACGAAAACCTTTTGGCCAACGACCGTGAGAACGGCGAAAAGGCCCTGGCCCAACTGCCGGTGAAGCGCCGTGTGATGGAAGACCTGCACCTGGAACCGAACGGAGATGAAAGTCCCTGGAACAGGCGTATGCGAGAAATTAAGGACAAACGTAAAAAGTGATTGAACTATGGCAATAATTGTAAGAAACACGAATTACAGCGGCGAGGTACTGGAACAGTTGCTGACGCTTGCCGCTACGAGCAATGAGATTGTGGAAAAGGGGCTGATCATGGTGATTCCCGGTGTGGAGAAGAAAATCAGCCTGCCGCGCCTGAAGACCGGCAAGATGCTCCAGAAACACAAGGAGAACCCCGGCGTGGAGGATTCGAAGGGCAACTTCAACTACGACGAAAAGAGTCTTGACCCGGTGGACTTCATGGCCTTTACCGTATTTAACCCCCGCACGTTTGAGAACATCTGGCGCAAATGGCAGCCGAAGGGCAACCTGGTATTCTCGGAACTTCCGCCCGAAGCGCAGAACGCCCTGCTTGCCGAGCTGGCCAAACAGGTGCAATTTGAACTGGGTGACCACTATGTGAACGGCGAATATGGGGATGATGACGACCACCTGTTTAACGGCATCCTGACCCAGATGGCCAAGGATACTGAGGTGATTGTGGTGGACAGCGCAGAATCGACCATGCTGGGCAGACTGAAAGCCATGCGTGCGAAGATTCCCGTGGCCATCCGCAACAACCCGGACCTCCGCATTCTGATGAGTGTGAACGACTTTGACAAGTATGACGACGAGCTGACCCAGCGCGAGGCCAAGAACACGAGCGAAACCGATGTGAATGCCCGCCGCTACAAGGGCATTACCATCGAGACGCTTGCCGCCTGGCCCGATGACCTGATTGTGTGCACCCTCTGTTCGCCCGATGCCGGCGGCAATCTGTTTGCTGCTGTGAACCTGCAGGACGATGAAGACGTGATTCAGATTGACAAGATTTCGAACGCGAGCGAACTGTACTTCTTCAAGATGCTGATGAAGGCCGATACGAACATTGCCTTCGGTGAAGAAGTGGTGGTGCTGGACAAGCGCAGCAACCCCGTGTTCAAGGCGAGCGAGAAGAAGATTTCAGTTGACCCTGCCAGTGTGACCCTTGAGGCAACCGGTGGCAGTGAAGAAGTGACCGTGACCGCCAGCGGAGAATATGAGATAGGCAGTGCCCCTGCCGGCTTTAAGGTGGAAGCGACGGATAACGGTGTGAAGATTTCGGCCGGTGCAAACAGTGGCAGTCAGAAAACCGGTACGCTGACCCTTACACTCAATGCCGACCGCAGCAAGACGGCCAAGATTACCATTACCCAAAACCAGAAAGGATAAGATGATATGGCAAAATTGAAGTATCTGGTAATTCACTGTACGGCAACCCCGGAGGGGCGTGAGGTATCATCGGCGGACATCCGGAAGTGGCACACTTCGCCCGTAAGCCAGGGTGGCAGAGGTTGGAAACAGGTGGGCTACACCGACCTGTTCCACCTGCAGGGCGGTGTGGAACGCTTGGTGAACAACAACGAGGATGCGCAGGTGGATCCGTGGGAAGTGACCAACGGTGCGAAGGGGTACAACAGCGTGAGCCGCCACATTGTGTATGCCGGCGGTGTGGCCAAGGATGGCAAGACCCCGAAGGACACGCGTACCGGCTGCCAGAAAAAGGCCCTGGAGAAGTATGTGAAGGACTTCCATCGCAGATTCCCGGATGTGCGCATTGTGGGACACAACGAGCTGGCGGCCAAAGCCTGCCCCAGCTTTGATGTACAGAAATGGCTGAAAGAAATAGGTATTAACCAATAATAAAAGAAGCAATCAATGAAACGAATTATGCTGTTTATGATGCTGATGCTCGGTGCGGTATCGGCTGTGATGGCCCAAGGGGCCGATGTTCCGGCAACGGACTATGACGCAATGATTGGCACCTTTGCCGGTTTCGTCGGCGGTGTGGTGGTGCTTACTGAAGGGTTGAAAGGTTTGTTCCCCAACATGAAAGGCTGGGTGACGCAGCTGGTGAGCTGGTGTGTGGGCCTGGTGTGCGCGATGCTACTGTGGTGGCTTGATGCCGGATTTGTGAGTGATGTGAGCTGGGACATTGCCTTGCTCTATGGTTTTGGTGCCTCACTTGTAGCCAATGGGGTAGCCGACACGGGACTGGTGCAATGGGTTATCGGACTATTCCGAAAGAAACGCGAGGAAGCAGAATAAAAGGTTGACTGACTAAAAAAACGGGTGGTATGGACTTTAGCGAGATCATGAACATCATTCTTAGCGGCGGCCTTGTGGGCACCGCAGCGGCCATCGGTTCCCTGCGTGCCACGGTGAGAAAAGCGAAAGCGGAAGCGATGAAGGCCGAAGCCGACGCGGAGGGTGTGCGTGTGGACAACGCGGAACATGCCACCCGCGTTTTGGTAAGCAACATTGTGGTACCCTTAAAAGAAGAACTGAATGCAACAAGAAAAGACCTGCAGGCCAACAAGCGCGAAATGGCGCGACTGCGCAAGGCCATTGACACTGCCAACAGTTGCCGTCATCATGATGACTGTCCTGTGCTTGGCGGGCTGCGCAAGCAGCAGGAAGAGCATGACGGCGGAGAAGACACAGACGGAAACGGCAAGCGCCGACAGCGCGAGCGGAAGCCGACGGGCGGGACTGGTGATGGCGGGGGTACCGGCGAGTTCGGTGAAGCTGTCTATACCTGCGGACAGCCTCCGTAAACTTCCTGAAGGCGCGGTGTATCGTGGGAAGAGCGGCCAGGCCAACCTGACGGTAGGCAGCGACGGTAGCGGTAACATTGTGGCCGAAGCCTCGTGTGACAGCCTGCAACAGTTGGTGCTGTGGTATGAAGAAGAGCTGGCGCGCATCCGTAGCGAAACCAAGAGTGAAATTTCAAATGACGTTCAAACGGTAGAAAAACGCCCTCCGAACCGGATGCGGACGTTTATGACAGGTGTATTGGCCGGCATCTTGGCCGGTGTGTTATTAACCATGAAATTGAAAAGAAGATGAACAAGAATTTTATGTACGGCCTGGGAGCCGTGAAATACAATGACTTCGTGATAGGCTATATCGAGAAAGGCTCGTTTGACCTGAACGGGCAGAAGCCCGAAGCCGCAAAGATTGAGGCGGAACAGGCACCGGGTGCCCCCGTGCTTATCATTCCGCAGAGCAACGGCAGCATCGCCCCCACATTCAACGTAATCCAGACGGACTACAAGAACCTGCATGCCCTGCTGGGCGGCACGCTGCACTATGCGAAAGAAGACAGCCAGAAGAAGAACCCAATAGGCTGGACCGCCCCACAAGCCGCCCTGCTGATGCAAGGTCCTTTCGAACTGGCACTGGTGAGCGGACGGAGCATCCTGATACCGAACGGCACGCTGCTGAGCAACCTGGGCGGTAAGCTGACGCTGACGGAAACGGCGAAGATAGAATGTACGCTGGAGGTGGCTATGCCGGAGGACGGTTCGCAGCCCTACGGCGTGTTTGACTCGGAAACCCTGCCCGAAGAGTGGGGAGAGCACAAGCTGCCTGCTGCGGGAGCAGCGGCTGCTGCCTCGGTTCAAAGTGAGGAGGCCACAAGCAAGGAGGGATAGTGTATGGCTGACCGGCTGGAACAACTGATAGAAATGGAGTGTGCGGATGCGCTGCTGGACAGCGGCGTGTCCGTTCCTCTTAAAAGGTGGAAGCTCCCATGGCTGAAACGTCCGTTGGAGGTGCGTGTGACGATGAAGCGTCCGAGCCTGCGCGGGCAGATTCTGCTGGCGAGGGAATACCTGAAGATGGGTGTTGAACCCGGGTGGCAGCCGAAGGACAAGACCGAGGAACTAAGCTTTGTAGCGGAACATGGCAAGGCTGTAAGCCGTCTGCTGGCCTATACGGTGTGCCGTGGCTATGTGTCGCGACATGTAGGTATCGGTGTGACGGCATGGGTGCTTCGGAACTTTGTGGAGTGGAAGTATCTGATGGCGCTGTTCCGAACGTTTGAGCGGCTGATGGGCACGAAGGATTTTATGCGTATTATCAGCTCGGCGGCGCGGGCGAACCCGATGACTCCGAGACTGAGCCAGGCAAGGATGGGGAGTTAAGGACCCGGTATGAGGGTTCCCATAGCCCTTTCGGCTTCGTGTGGCAGATAGCGAGTGCGACGGGCTGGAGTGTGGACTACATTCTGGACGGTGTGAATTACCAGACGCTGATACTGATGCTGAGCGACGCGCCGCGGTATGTGCGGAAAAAGCAAGGCGGCGGAAACGATGATTCCAGACCGGAACACAGCGCCGAGGATGAAGCGAACGATATAGTAGGATTTTTTCAAAGCAAACTGGAATGAGCAAACCTGTAGAAGTTGAATTTTTGATGAAGGACAAACTTACGCCCGGCATGAATAAGGCCGAGCGTGAGGCATTGGAACTGCGTAATACCGTCAGGCTGCTGGAGGCTGAACTGGAAAGGCTGCGCCTTGCCGGGGAGACGGCTGCACCCAATCTGGACCAGAGTGCCAATATCGCGCAGATCCATGCACTGGAGAAGCAGCTTGAGGAATTGCGCGGCAAACTGAAACTGCTGCAGGAGGAATCGGAATCCGTGCAGGTCACCCCTGCAGACATGCCCAATGCACAGCGCCAGTTCAACGGGCTTCACAACAGCATCCAGCAGATGGCCCGTGAAATGCCTTCTTTAGCCATGGGACCGCAGATGTTCTTTCTGGCCATATCCAACAACCTGCCGATTTTTACGGACGAACTGGCCCGTGCCCGCAAGGAATACGATGAGCTGCAGAAGTCAGGCAAGAAAGGCACACCGGTATGGAAACAGGTCCTGTCCTCGCTCTTTTCCTGGCAGACGGCCATGACCACCGGCATCATGCTGCTGGTAATGTACGGTGATGAAATCTGGGATTGGACGAAGAGCCTGTTCGGCGCCAAAAAGGGTGTGGATGAATTCAACATCTCGCTGAAGGAAATGACCGAGATAGAGAAGGACGGCCGTGCCCAGATGGTGCGTACCCGCTTCGAACTGAAATCGGTCATCGACGAGATAAAGAACTTCACCGGCAGCAAGGAACAGGAAAAGGCCAAGGTGGAGGAATTGAACCGTAAATACGGAGAATCTTTCGGGTATTATAAAACACTTTCCGAATGGTATGATGCCATCATAAAAAAGAGTGAGGATTATGTACAGTCCCTCTATCTCCAAGCGAAAGTACAGAATTTAGTAAAAAAAGCGTCAGAGGTTGATGAGAAAATAGCCGAGGCAGAGGCTAAGGACGAGAGTGAATTTGATACTTGGTGGGGATATGGAGGAAAGGTTGACCGTTTCTTTTCTTCTGATCAATCCTATAAACAGAATAATAACGGACGTTGGAAAAAAAAGGAAGAAATAGAGCGGCTTAAATCAGAGTATAACGGATATATATTAGCAGCAGAGAATTTAACCAAGGAGCGTTTGAAACTGGAACAGAAGTCGGGTATCGGCGGGCATACCGACCCCAAGCAGTTCGGGAAGAATCCGGAAGCGGAAGCCAAGCAACGACTGGCCACAGAGCGCAGGCTGGCGAAGGATCTTGCCGCCCTGCAGGCCGAGAACCGGAAGGAAGAGATAGACCGCATGCAAGCCGGTACCGAGAAGAAACTGGCACAAATCGAATATGACTATAAAGCGAGAAAAGAAGAAATTAACCGGCAGGAAGCCGACTGGAAGCGTGAGAACAAGGAAGCCGGCATATCCACCGGCGGAAACGGATTGACCCCGGAACAGACGGATGCCCTTGCTGCTGCCCGGGATTCCAACGACAAGAACCGGAGTGCAGCTCTTGCTGCCACCTTTGAGGAAGAAAAGGAACAAGAAGCCGAAGCCATGCGAGATTACCTGTCGGAATATGGCAACTACGAGGAAAAGAAACTGGCCATCACGCAGGAGTATGAAAAACGCATTGCAGAAGCCGCGACAGAAGGCGAACAAAAAACACTTCAGGAGGAGTTGAAGAAAAAGATGGCAGATCTGGACATGGAGGAACTGAAGGAAGGGTTGGACTGGGAATCCGTCTTCGGAGACCTTGACAAGGTATCCACTGAAAGCCTGCAGTCACTCCGTACCCGTCTGAAGGAATATATCGATACACAAAAGGATCTGAAGCCGGACAGTCTGAAAGACCTGGTACGTGCGATAGATTCCATCGACAAGAAACTGAACGAACGCAATCCTTTTACAGCGTTGAAAACATCCATATCCCAGGTGCAATCCACGACCTTGTCAGTCAAGGAAGCCCAGGAAGCCTACAACAAGGCCGTCAGGGAAGGAACGGAAGCCGAGCAACAGAATGCCAAGGCTACGCTGGATGCAGCGCGGAACGCAAAGCAGAAGGCTTTGGCTGAAGCTACGGACTCCCTGCATAACAGTGTGGGCCAGGTGAAGGAATATGTGGGTGCTGCGGAAGACCTGCTTGGGCTGGTGGAGCAGTTCGGCATCGATCCCCCCGAATGGATGGGCGAATGGCTGGATGGTATGGGGCAGACGCTGGACGGGCTGGAGAGCATAGACTTGACGCGGCCGATGAGCATTCTGACCGGTGGTATCAAGGCATTGGGCGGTGTGGTGAAACAGGTGTTCAGCCTGGGCGGTATCATCAACTGGAGCGGCAGCAATGCCAAGGAGGTGCAAGCCACCATGGAGCGTCTGACCAACCGGAACGAGATGCTGCAGACCTCGATTGAGGACCTGACCGACACCATCAAGCAGAGCCGTGGTACAAAGAGTGTGGCGGCTTACCGCGATGCGTACAAGATGCAGCAGGAAACGAATTCGAACTACCTGCAGATGGCGATGGCACAAGCCGGATACCACGGCAGTCACCACAGCTGGAACTACTACTGGGGCGGTTTCAGCCAGGCACAGATAGACAAACTGAGCGGACAGATTGGCCGCCAGTGGGACGGGAACCTGTGGAGCCTGAGTCCGGAGGAGATGAAGGCGCTGCGTTCGAATGTGGACATGTGGACGCAGATACAGAACACCGGCAAGGGCGGTTACGGCGGGCGACTGACCGAGAAACTGGATGACTACATAGCGCAGGCCGGCAAGCTGGAGGAACTGACCGACCAGCTGTATGAAGGGCTGACGGGCATTTCGTTCGACGGTATGTACAGCAGCTTCATCGACAACCTGATGAACATGAAGTATGGCGCGAAGGATGCGGCAGAGGATATATCCGAGTACTTCATGCGGGCGATGCTAAGCAACAAGATCGGTGAGATGTACAGCGAAAAACTGAAAGGCTGGTGGGAGAAGTTCGGCAAGGCCATGGAGGACAACGAACTGACCGAGGCGGAACGGAACGCGCTGACTGAAGAGTACATGAAGTATGTGGACGAAGCCCTTGCCCTGCGTGACAACCTGGCGGCAGCCACGGGCTACGACAAGACCGAAGCCGACGGCACCAGCCAGAGTGCGAAAGCGGGCGGCTTTACGGCCATGACGCAGGAGCAGGGGACGAAGCTGGAGGGCATGTTCACCAGCGGGTTGCAGCACTGGAGCAGCATGGATGACCGGCTGGAAAGCGTGGTGGAGAAGATGGACACGGCTGAAGGGCATCTGGCCCGGATAGCCGAGAACACCGGTGTGAGCGCCGGACACCTGGGCGAACTGAAGGAAGTGATAAAGAAAATGATACGTGACGGACTAAAAGTGAAGTGATATGGGCAATATACTGAGCGGACTGGTGCTGGTGAACGGCACGGACATCTGGACGGAATACGGCGTGTTCCTGGTGGAAGACCGGCGCGGGGGCATGGAGAACCTGACGGCCATCCTGACCCCGAGCAAGGCCAAGAAGGATACGGCTGTGGACATACGGGAAGAGCACGGGGAAAAATACAGCCCCGTGCTGACCCCACGGAATGAGGCACGTGACGTGACGCTGCACTTTGCGCTGTACAACAAGACCCAGGCAGGCTGGATGAAGCAGTACTTTGCCTTTGTGAATTTCCTGAAGCAAGGGAAGGACGGCTGGCTGGAAATCCGTTTCCCCCAGCTGGACCTGCAGCTGCGGGTGAAGTATGCCGACTGTACGAAGTTCACCCCGCTGACCTATCTGTGGACGGAAGGCGTGCATGCCGGAAAGTTCCGGGTAAAGTTCCGGGAACCGAAACCGATTATATAACCATTCAAACGCTATTAGAATATGCTTCTAACGATATATGACAAAGCCGGGACCAAGCGTGCGGACGTGGCTGTGAACGACAGCTCGACGCAAAGCAAGGAGGTACAGGGAGACAATGTGCTTTCCCTGTCGTTCAGCTACTATGACTTCCTGCCCCTGGACGTGAACGACTACACGGACTATCTGGGCGAACGGTACCGGCTGACGGAACGCTACACCCCGAAGCAGGTGAACGAGGGCGAATGGGACTATGACCTGAAGCTGTACGGCGTGGAGAGCCTGATCAAGCGGTTCCTGGTGCTGGAGACGACGGACGGGGACACCAACCCTCTGTTTACCCTGACAGCCACGCCCCGCGAGCATGTGGCGATGGTGGTGAAAGCCATCAATGACGGCATGGGCCACACGACCGACTGGAAGGTGGGTACGGTGGAAGGTACGGAGCTGATCACGATAGACTACGAGGGGATGTACTGCGACGAAGCGCTGAAAGCCATCGCGGAAAAGGCAGGCGGCAAGGTGGAATGGTGGATTGAGGGGCAGACGGTGAACGTGTGCCGCTGTGAACACGGGGAAGAAATCGCCCTGGGGTACGGCAAGGGGCTGACCTCGCTGGAAAGAGACACCGGCAACACGGCCAAGTTCTACACCCGCCTGTTCCCGGTAGGTTCGACCCGCAACATCGATGCGGAGAAATACGGCAGCCCGAGGCTGATGCTTCCCGGCGGCAAGAAGTACATCGAGCAAGGTGTGGAGGAATACGGCATCTATGACCATTACGAACAGGATGCCTTCAGCGGTATCTACCCCCACCGGGTGGGTACGGTGAGCTCGGTACGCAGCGAGGAGGTGACGGACGAGGAAGGGAACAAATTCACCATCTATTACTTCCGGGACGGGGAACTGAACTTTGACCCCAACCTGTACGAGCTGGCCGACGAGACCAAACGTGTGTCGTTCCAGACGGGCGACCTGGCCGGGCTGGGAGAAAGCGATGACCACTACTTTAAGGTGAACTACGACAGTGCGGCAAGGGAATTTGAACTGATTACCATCTGGCCCTACGATGACGACACCCAGCTGCCGGGCGGCAAGCTGGTGCCCCGAGCAGGCGACACCTATATCCTGTGGAACATCCGGATGCCGGATGAGTATTACCGGCTGGCCGAAGAGGAATTTGCGGCAGCGGTTGAGGAGTACAACCGGGACAACTGGCTGGACATTGCCGCCTACAAAGCCCCGACAGACCCGGTGTACATGGAGGAGCACGGCATCGACCTGTTTGTGGGCAGACGGGTGAAACTGGAGAGCCGGAAGTATTTCCCGGAAAAAGGCTACCGTCAGAGCCGTATCACTAAAATCAGCCGCAAGGTGAACGAACCCGGGCAGATGGACATCGAGATAAGCGATGCGCTGCAGGTGGGCAAGTTCGACAAGGTGACGGACAGCATCGGTGCGCTGAAAAGCTATACGAAATCAAAGACGGAAGGCGCTGCCCTTCCGGACATCATACGAAGCTGGGACAAGACGCTGCCCACGGACAACAACCTGTTTTCCGCCCGGCGCAGCCAGAAAGAGTTCCTGAGCAAGAACCGGCCGGACACAGCCAAAGAGTCCATCCGCTTCCTGAAGGGTGTGAGCTTTGGCGAGGCTGCCGGCGGCAAGCCCTGCGGCATCGTGGACGGTGAGGGCAATGCCGAATACCTGACTGCCGTGATCCGCGAACTGCTGCGCAGCACGGAGTTTGTGGACGGGCTGACCGGTGAGGGCTGGCAGCTGTGGATTGACCAGCTGACCGGACTGACGAACCTGACGGTGGACAAAGTGACTGCCCGGCAAAGCCTGGTGGCGCTGGAACTGCTGATCGAGAAGGTGCGCAGCGTGTGCGGCCAGCTGGTGGTGTCCGCTGCCAACGGCAAGATCAAGGACGTGGTGAAGCAGGGCGACAACTACCGCATCGTGTTTGAGCAGGAATCGGGCTTTGTGGCCCATGACCTGATGCGCTGTGCGGTTACGGGTGGTAAGAAACTAAAAGCATACTGGGTGGAGGTGGCTTCAGTGATAGCCGGCGGTGTGCTGGTCCCGGTAAGCGAGTTTGGCGGGGTGAAGCCGGAGGCAGGCGATGAGTGCGTGCTGATGGGCAACACGGAAAACCCGCTCCGGCAGAACCTTATATCCATTGCGGCCACGGAGGACGGACAGCCCCGTATCGACATTCTGGACGGTGTGAAGGCCAAGAACTTCAACGGCTGCCTTCGCTGCCGGCTGGGTAAGCTGGACGGCATCAGGAGCAGCGCTTTCCCGGCAGACAAACAGCCGAAAGGAAACGGCCTGTATGCCGACAACGTGTGTCTGAAGGGTACGTTCGTGTTGATGACGGGCGAGGACATCCTGACGCGGTTTGAGATAACCGAGGGGAAAATCCATTCAGCCGTGGAAAGCTTGCGCAAAGAAATACGCGAAGAACAGAGCTATCTGGACAACAGCAGTTTTGCCGACGGCATGGACAAATGGAAGACGGGCAGCAAGGCTACGCTGTTCACCCTGGGCGGACGCTGGATCTGGGCGAACGGCGGTCCTTACGGTACGAAGCCGGACGGGCATGCCGAGATACGGACCGACGGCAAGGTGCCTTATGCCTATATCCGGAACAGCTATATCATGCAGAAACTGGAGGACTTCCGGCTGGTACCGGAGTACCGGCAGACGAACAGCCAGGGCGAACGGGTGCCCGGCGTGGTGTATCTGTCCTTCAGCTACCGGGTCATCAAGGCCGGACGGTTGAAAATCGAATTTGTGGGTGCTGACAAGACCGGGTTTGAAAACTTCAACCTGTTCGGCCATGAAGAAGACCTGCCCGTTGGCGGCGAGAAGATGTTCACGCTGGACGGCCTTTGGAACGGTACGGGAGACTTCAAGCTGTCGTTTACGGGCGTGATTTACATTTCGCTGCTGGTATTCTCTACCAACAAGGCGGACGCACTGGCCTATAAGTACCGTACACTGTTCGAACAGAGCGACCGGCTGGTAAAGATTTCAGCGGCGGTTTTTGACAAGGACGGGGCTGCATTGAAAGAAACCGGGCTGGTGATCAAGCCGGAGGGTGCGGGGCTGTATGCCCAGGATGCCAGCGGCAAGGTGGCCCTTATCGGGGTCAGTGTGGAAGATACGGACGAACATGGCAACCCAGTGAGCAAAATCAAGCTGACAGCCGACCATATACAGCTGGAGGGACTGGTGACAGCCAACGGAAACTTCAGAATACTGGAGGACGGGAGCATGGAATGCCGGAATGCATCTGTATATGGAAAAATATTTGTTGAGGACGGAGGAAAGGTAGGAACATTTACAGTTGAAAGGAATTGCATGCTTTGGAGTAATGGAGATGCTGAAATTCGATTGGGATATGACGGCTATTGGACCGGAGATACCTGCATCTATGCTAAGGCAAACAATTTTAGTAATGCAATCATGGGTATTGCTCCATTTGGTGGAGCAGGTATTTATGGAAGTTGTCGTGAGAAGCCTACTTATCCTGACAAATTTACATTTTCAGCAGGATATTTCGATGGCGATGTGTTGGTGCATTCCGGGAATATTCTGGTGAGTGGTGGTGTGGTACAAGCTGATAAAATGCTTCCTCAAAATGGTTGGTCTGGGCGATTCAAGGGTAAAACAGTAGAAGTACAGAATGGAATTATCATTAACGTGTCATAAAAATGAATAGTTATGAAGGTGAATTTTAACAAGACGTTTAAGGATTATAGAGGGAATGACCTCATAGTCGGTGGAAAAGTCCAGCTGATGACAGATATTATAGCCCAATGCCTTTTTAATGGGGAAGGTGCTCGATCATCCGGTGATTCTAATAAGGATAGCAGCCGTAAAATCCATTCGTATGAATTGTGCATGCGTCTCATACAGGCAAACGGGGATTTATCCATCAGTGCTGAGGATGCTATACTTATAAAAGAGTCTGTAATCGGGCTAACCCCAGGATGTTATTCACAGATCGTAAAATTGATAGATGAATAGATTTATGGCAGAAATGACGCAAGAAGAACTGGTTCAGGAAGTGCTGGACCGTGTGCTTCAGTCCTCTACCGGTGTGGAGGATCTGGAAACCGTCACCTCGCTGAGCGGTGTGAAATCACTGCCCGGCGAGAAGGACGGAAAGATGGTGAACGTCCCCCTGGAACTGATAGGGAAACCTGCGAGCGATGCCGCCGCCCGTGCCGAGGCTGCCGCCAAGAAAGCGGAAGGAGCCGTAGCCGGACTGGAGGAAAAGACCCAGGCCGCCACGGAAGCCGCAACCAAGGCCAACGAAGCGGCAGCCAAGGCAGAAAATGCCGCAGCCAAGGTGGAACAGACTACGGCAGCAGCCGTCGGCGGGGCTACTGCACGCTTTTCCTCATGGATGGAAGCCGGGAACGTTTTACCTGACAAGTGTACCAAGCCGGGCGGCAGCGTGGTGTATGTGGCCGGTGCCGGGAAATTCGCCTACCACATGGACTCCACCCTGTACGGGGACTGGGACGTGGCGGGTGTGCCCCCTGCCGGCATGTTCATGAATGCGGACCGGTCAGGCATATTGCCGGACAAGCTTTACCTGCTGGGCGATGCCGTATATACCGGAACAGAAGGCCGCCTGAGACTGCTTTCCTACCGGCATGAGGTGATGAGCGGGGATGCTTACGAAGCACTGCCGGACAAGGATGCGAATACGCTGTATCTGATTTATGAGGAGGATTGACGATGATAACCATAGGCGGTAAGGAAATAACGGCTGCGTATGTGGGAAAACGTGCCCTGTCGGCTGTCTATGCCGGGGCAAGGCTGGTATGGTCCGCAATCAGCAGCTGTTTCGGACTTGGATACTGGAAAGGCGACGAGCCGTGGAACGGGTCGGACGCATGGAACGGTAGCAGTAAAACTGATAAATGAATGATTATTATAAAAGGACAGTATTATGGCAAAAAGGAAAATAAGCGGAATCATCAACGCGACTGAACATCCGATGAATCTTGAAACACCGTGGAACCAGAAACAGCCGGACGGCACCTATCATGCCTATGCCGGGGACGATGTCGAAGCGTTTCTGAAGAAGGAACTGTCAAACCGTACCCCTACCGAGGAACTGGTGGGCGGCGAGACGAAACCCCCTACATCCGGAACGGTGTTTGATGCAATGGTGGGTACGGTGACGGACGTGGATGTGCAGGACAGCGAGGACGGCACCCAGTACGTGATGACCGTGAAGCAGAAGGACAACCAGGGTGGCGAGAGCTCAAAGGAAGTACGCTTTTCAAAATACACCGACGACGACAAGGTGGTGGTGAACATTGACCTGACGGACAGCGGCGGGGCGGGACTTCCCTCCCAGCAGTACCTGGCACTGGGAAGCGGCTTTGTGGTGAAATACTCCGTGGGCGTGGGTACTGCCGGCGGCGGTACGGTGGACGGCTACAGCGACCTGAAAGCCCGCGTGATTGTGAAGCGCGGTTCGACCGTGGTCAGTGAGTTCCAGGATGCGGAGTTTGCGGGTGTGACAGCCGGACAGAGCTACACCTTTGACGCATCGCCCTACCTGAAGGATGCTACCGCCTATACCGTACAGGTGGAGGCGCAGGCTACCTACCAGGGCGGCACGCTGATGAAGACAGCCACAGCCAAGGTGACCATGGTGGCCATGACGCTGGAGACGACCTACTCGGTTGGCAACGGGCTGGCCGACGGCGGATACCGGAACGATGTGAACATTCCCTTTACGGCCAAGGGTACGAGCGGCGAGAAGAACATCTACTACCGTGTGAACGGCGGCCAGGCCTTTACCCTCGGTCTTTCTGCCGGCAGCGGGGTGCAGCAGAAGAACGTGACTATCCCGCTGACGCAGATGCAGGAAGGTACGAACGTGGTGGAAGCTTACGCACAGCATGAGAACTCCGGTGTGGTGAGCCGGGTGCATTACATTACGCTGCTGAAGGCAGGCGGCGGTGTGACGGCTTATGCCGGCATGATGTTCAGCCACCGTGCGGCAGGGTTCCAGCGAGAATGGAAACGCCCGGTGCTGGAGGCAGAGCAGTTCACGGCATGGAGCTTTTCGTATGCCGGCTATGACCGCGATGCGTATACGGCCCGCGTGAAAGTGACCCACCAGGGCAGTGCGGTGAAGGAAGACCTGCTGCAGCGCGGCGAGACCGGCAGCTACGGGCGGACGAACGTAAATGTGGAACCGCTGGCCTACCGTGTGTCGTGCGGTGATGCGGTGCTTGAGGTGCAGGTGAACACGACATCGCACCCCGACATTGAAGCTACGCTGGCACCGGATGCCGTGTGTACGTTTGATGCCTTCGGGCGCAGCAACACGGAAAACAACCCGGCAAGCTGGGTGAGCGGTGACAAGCGGATGGAGTTCCGGGACGTGCTGTGGAGCGTGAACGAATACGGGGCAGGTAGCGGCTGGCACAAGGACCGCCTGCTGCTGGCCGGCGGTGCTGGCATGACCCTGACCGCCGACGGCGGTTATCGTCCCTTCAACGAGGCGGACAAACCCGAGGGATTTGCCATCCGTGACGTGGGCATGACGCTGGAGATAGAATACAGCACGGCGAACGTGACGGACACGAACGCGGAACTGATTACTTGCCTGGGACAGCTGGACAACGGCAACCGGTACGGGCTGATTGTGACCCCGGAAGAGGCCAAGTTCCTGACCGGTGTGGTGACCGAGGCGATGGATGCCGGACAGGTGCTGCGCTATGAGGACTCGGTGGGTACGAAATTCCAGCCTGGTACGAACATCCGCATTACCTACGTGTTCTACCCGAACGTGCAGACGAACGAACAGCGCACGCTGATCGGCTTTTATGTGAACGGTGAAGAATCGGCAGCTTCCAAATGGCTGGACAAGGTGAACTTCAACATCCAGAGCCAGCTGGAGTTCAAGTCAACGGGTGCCGACCTGAACGTGAAGAGCGTGCGCATATATAACAAGGCGCTGACCTCGGACGAGGTGCTGAACAACTACATCGTGGACCGCAACCACCTGGAGGATGCCGACGGGGAGCCGGGCGTGCGTTCGCTGGATGAGGACAACCGCGTGCTGAACGAGGGGGACACGGTGAGCATGGAGAAGCTGATGGGACTGATGAAGAAACGCCGGAACTCGATCCTGGTACTGATAGGTACGGGCAGCGTGGGCAGTGAGGTGCCGAGCGAGAGCGACACGCTGAACGTGATGGATGCGCTGGCCCAGCTGAACAACAAGAAGGCCAACAAGCTGTGCCGGGAAGTGAGATTCTACAACGGCGAGAACCGGGCGCTGGACTGGATAGCCCGTGACATTTATCTGCGTATTCAGGGTACCAGCTCGGTGAACTATGCCCGCAAGAACCTGCGCTTCTACTTCCAGAAGACAGCCAGCGGATATACGGCACGGATGAGCTACGGCGAGATAGACGGCAACGGGCAGCAGAGCAACCCGACAGCTACGGAGGGCAAGAAGAACCTGTTCCGGCTGCGGGGCAACTCGGTGGGCGCGAAACTTGCCTGTGCGAAATGTGACTTTTCCGACTCCTCCATGACGACCAACACGGGCGGTGCGAAGTTCATTCATGACGGCATGAAGGAAATGGGAATCCTGACCCCTGCCCAACAGTATGCCGCCGACCATGCAGATACGTGCAAGGAAGATATACGCTCGGCCATTGACGGCTTGCCCTGTGACCTGTTTGTGGCCAAGAGCGTGGATGAGGATTTGACCTATTACGGCCAGTATAACATGAACAACGAGAAGAGCGACAGCTACCCGATATTCGGCCAGGACAAGACTATCGGCGGCGAGCAATGGGGAACCGGCGACACCCTGAACTACCTGCAGGCGAACGGCGACCAGCCGAAGGAATACCTGCCCATCTGCATCGAGACGCTGAACAACTCGAATGACCTGTGCCTGTTCCGCTGGCTGCCGTCCACGGAGCCCGACCATACGGACTTCATGGATTTCAACTTTGACGGCGGTTTCGAGTTCAACCACCCGAAAGACGTGTTCTGGAACGACGGCGGTGGCGATGCCGAAGAAGAACCGAACATCAAGGAACACTTGGGCACCGGTGACAAATATGACAAAATGTACAAGGCCCTGGACCGCATGATGGGCTTCCTGTACAGATGCGTGAAGGAAACGCCTGCCGGCAAGAATTTGACCTATAACAGGGAGTCGCACACGTTTGACGGGGTGGACTATGAGGATGACGGCAACAGGTTCCCGACCGCGAAATGGGTGAGCCCGACCTTCAGGGAGGAAGCGGGGAAGTATTTCAACCTGCCCAATCTGGCTGCCTACTACCTGTATGTACAGTTCAACCTGGGCGTGGACCAGCTGGCAAAAAACATGCTGGTGCGGACGTGGGACGGTGTGATGTGGTGGATAACCTATTACGACGGGGACTGCCAGCTGGGTTCGGACAACAAGTCGTTCCTGACCGGGAAGTATGACGACAACCGGCAGACGAAGCGCGACGGTGCCTACGTGATGCAGGGACACAACAGCTGGCTGTGGAACCTGATACTGGGCAATATGGGCAATCTGCTGGAGGAAGTGATGACCAAGGGCGTGAACGGCGGTACCAGCTTCATGAGTGCCTTCAGTATCCAGAAAGCCATTGACCACTTCGATACCGAACAGATGAAGAAGTGGTGCTCACGCCTCTATAACAAGTCCGGCATCTTCAAATATATCTACCCGTTCCTGAACGAAATGCCGGTGGGTGCTGACGGTGCCAAACAGACGTATCCGCAAATCTACGGTCTGAAGGGTTCGTTAAAAGCACACCGGAACTACTTCATCCAGCGTCGCTACGATTTAAAACAGGTGGAGTACGGCTATGTATCCACGCTGGGTGCCCAGTTCTACCAGAGTACGGCATCGCTGGACAAGGCTTATAAGCTGAAACCGATGCAGTACCGGCTGACCATCCCGTACCGTGTGCAATTATCCACCTCAAACGGTGTACAGGCTGACAGCGGCGTGGTGGATGCAGACGTGCTCCACGCCCTGCAGCTGACCCGTGCCTTCGGTGAGAACGACCCGCTGAAGATTATCGGTGCAGCCAAAATCAAGGAGCTGGTATGGCACGAGGATGCGTTCGCAATCGGCTTCAACTTCGGTCTGCTGACCTCACTGGTAAAACTCGACATGAGCGTGGAGAAAGCCAGCGGTTACCGGAACGGCTCGTTCATGGCTTCGACGAACGGCATGCTGCTTCTGGAAGAAGTGAACATGCGGAACAACCTGCTGGCCCGGAACGGGGACAACGGCAATGTGGCTACTTTGGACTTGAGCTGGCAGGGCCGCCTGAAGAAACTGGACGTGAGGGGTACGGGGCTGACCCGTGTGAAACTGGCCACCGGTGCGCCCGTTGTGCAGTTATGCCTGCCGGACACGATTGAGGAACTGTTCCTGGAGTATCTGACCAAGCTGCAGGACAGCGGCCTGATACTGGAAGGCATCAACAACGTGCGGGGCTACCGCTACACCAACTGCCCCGGCATCGACGGGTTCGCTATGCTGGAACGCCTGCACCAGGCCAAACTGAACGGCAGCGGCAAGCTGGAGCGCTTCGTGCTGGAGATAGACCGGGAAGACGACGGAACCCTGCTGAAGAAGTATTACGACTACGGAACGTATACGCAGACGGGGGCCGTGGATGACAGGCATTCGGGACTGAGGGGCAAGCTGACCCTGACGAAGTATCTGGCTGACGAGGAACTGGAGAAGTATGCCGCCCGTTATCCGGAACTGGCCATCAAGCAGCCGCCTTATACGATGATCGAGTTTGATGACAGCGTGGCCGACGATGCTAATATTTCAAACCTGGACAACAGGACCGGATACAAGTTCGGGAATGCGTACAAAATGAGCGGGCATGTGAATGCCATCCTGTCCAAGCGCCACCGCGTATTGGCCAAGGTGACCAGGATGCCCACGAGCCGGAAGGTGGAGATAGCCGGGCAGCAGGTGGAAGTGAACAACCCGGACGGGGAGATGACCTACTTCCCCCTGCATGACGAAAGTTCGAACTTCTATGCCGATGCGGAGGATATGAACGACTGCACGGTGGCGAAGCTGGACGGCAGCGAGGGAGACTGGATGATGTATGAGCCGTTCTACTGGAGCAAGGGTATCAACGATTATCTGAACAACAAGAAGTACGCCTGCTACAGCAGCTACCCGGAGGACGAAATGCCCCCTGTTCCGGAGGCGACAGTACTGACGCTGGATGCCATCAAGGAAACACAGGGCGGCTGGTTGGGTGAGCGGAAGATTATGAGCGGCAAGCCCACGCTGATGGAATCCTATACGACGGACAAGGCTTATTCGGTATGTAAGGTGGACGTGTCGGGTTACAGACGTGTCCGCTTCCCGAGCGTTCCAGGAACGGGACTTATCGGCAGTGTGTTTGCTGATGCGGAGGGAAACATCCTGAAGAGCATCGTGGTGCCGACCATCGGCTTGAAGTTTGAGGCCGGCATGTATCTGATAGCGGACGTTCCGGAGCGTGCGACAGCCCTGCATTTCTCCATTCTGAACACGGCTGAGTTTGACCATGTGGTACTGAGCAACAGCGACAAGATAGAAGACATGGAACCGGATTGGGTGGCCAATGAGGAGCATCTGTGTGCCGTAGTGGGCAGTTCAGTAGTGGGAAGCAAACTGCGTGCCTGCATCACCGGAGCTTCGACCACGGCAAGCATGACCTGGACAGACTTCCACTATTACAGCCAGCAGCGTGGTATGCAGCAGATAGATGCGCTGATGCACAGCCGCATTGCGAATCTGAGCTATGCCCGTTACGGGCGCAGGGATATGCAGGAACAGTGCGGTGCCGGACAGCATACCAACAACCGCACAACAGGCGGAACGGCAGAGCATGGGATGACAGACACCATCGGCTACGATGAAGCGTATGCCATCAACAACAAAATCATGAATTCGCTGATTGACGGGCTGGTGCACCAGTATGCCTGGTATAAGAGCCGTGACGAATACGGACAGGCGACTGTGGTGCAGGTGAACAACATCTGCTGCCTGGGCTATGAGGACATCTACGGCAACAAGTATGACATGATGGACGGCGTGGATCTGCCGAACGACAGCGGCAACGTGGGCAAATGGCGCATCTGGATGCCGGACGGTACGGTGCGCTGGGTGCAGGGCAAAACGGCCAGTGACCAATGGATAACAGGCGTGGCACACGGCAAGTATATGGACATGGTTCCGGTGGGTAATCTGAACGGATCTTCTTCTACCTACTATTCCGATAAGTATTGGATAAGCACCGCCACAGTCCGTGTGGTCTATCGCGGGTACAACAATGCGAACGCGAATGGCGGTGTGTCGAATGCAAATGCGAGCAACGATGCTTCGAACACGAATTCGAATGTCGGCTCTCGTCTGGCCTTCCGCGGCAAAATCGTTCGGGCGCAAAGCGTGGCAGCGTACAAGGCGATACGCGAGGTGGCGTAAACGTAAAGCGCCAAAGCGTGGAGCGAAGCGACTAAAACGAAAGAACGGGATTCGGATGGTTTCTGAATTCCGTTTAAAAGGTATTCAAATACCGGCGAAGCCGGTCGAAAAAAATTAGAAAATCAAGGTATATGAAAAAGATTATCGCATTTCTTAAAACGAGTAACCGCTACAAGCATCTTGTGGGCGGTCTGTTGGTAGGCCTGCTTGGATTTACTCCTTGGACAGCCCTTTATGCTGCAGTTATTGCAGCTTCCTGTATGGAACTGAAAGATACCCTTCGGGGAAGTCTATGGGACTGGATTGATTGGGGACTCACCGTTGCGGGTGGCGGTATATCCGTCTTATTTTGGCTGATAGTGTAATCCGTTTTAGCTGTTAAATCAGTAACTTTGCAGTCGGTGGAGCTTCCCGATAGTCCGTGTGGTCTATCGCGGGTACAACAATGCGAACGCGAATGGCGGTGTGTCGAATGCAAATGCGAGCAACGATGCTTCGAACACGAATTCGAATGTCGGCTCTCGTCTGGAAATCTGATGAATCGGCGTACAGCACCGGGGACGTGTCCCCAATGCGGTGCCGAGGGAAGCAAGCCACAGCAACAGCACCCATTAGGGTGGAAAGCTGAAAAATCACGCGTCGGGTGGAGTTTGGTAGGCTGTTATCAGTTCGAAGAAGTCAGGCCCGGGGAAAGGAAGGCCCTTATCTTCCGAATTTACAAACCAACAGCAGAACCGTATGCGCAGGGAAGGATATATCATAGAGGAAATCATCGAATACTCCAATATGTCGGAGGCATTCGATGCCGTACTGCGTGGAACCGATCGTAAAGAGTCCACTCAAGGGGAAAAACTGCTTGCCCGTAGGGAGAAGGTTATATCCAAACTTACTGCTGCCATTAAAAACGGTTCGTTTCAACTTGGTGGATACCATGAGACGGAAATCAAAGAGTATGGCAAAAGTCGCATCCTGCAGATTTTATCCATGTATGACCGCATCGCAGTATATGCCGTAATGAACGTGGTGGACCGTCACCTGCAGAAACGCTATATCCGGACTACCGGGGCCAGCATTAAACGCCGTGGCACTCATGATCTGATGCACTGCATACGTACCGATTTGCAAAAAGACCCGGAGTGCACGCTGTATGCCTACAAGTTTGACATCCGCAGGTTCTACGACAATGTGCGGCAGGATTTTGTGATGTGGTGTTTCCGCAGGGTATTCAAGGATGAAAGGCTGTTGGTGCTGCTGGAGCGGTTCGTGACACTGCTGCCGGAAGGTATCAGCTTTGGACTGCGCAGTTCACAAGGAGCAGGCAACCTGCTTCTGTCTGTATTTTTAGACCACTATCTGAAGGATAAGTACGGGGTTCGTTACTATTATCGCTATTGTGACGATGGACTGGTACTCGGTAAATCGAAAGCGGAATTGTGGAAGATTCGTGATGTTATTCACGGGCAGATGGAGAAAATAGATTTGGAAATCAAGCCGAATGAGCGGGTGTTTCCTGTAGAGGAAGGCATTGATTTTCTCGGCTATGTTATCCGTCCCGACTATGTAAGATTGCGGAAACGCATCAAACAGAAGTTTGCCCGGAAGATGCACGAGGTTAAATCGAGAAGGAGACGGCGTGAATTGGTGGCCAGTTTTTATGGTATGGCCAAGCACGCGGATTGTAATATGTTGTTTAAAAAATTAACAGGCAAAGAAATGAAAAGTTTTAAAGATTTGAACGTTTCCTATAAGCCGGAGGACGGCAAGAAGCGTTTTCCCGGAGTGGTGGTAAGCATCCGGGAACTGGTAAACTTACCGATTGTAGTGAAGGACTTCGAAACCGGTATCAAGACCGAGCAGGGAGAAGACCGCTGTATTGTGGCCATCGAAGTGAACGGCGAGGCGAAGAAGTTCTTCACCAACAGCGAGGAGATGAAGAATATTCTCGCACAAGTGAAGGAAATGCCGAACGGTTTTCCGTTTGAAACGACCATCAAGACGGAAACCTTCGGCAAAGGTAGAACCAAATACGTGTTTACATGAAAAGAGTTGAAGGAAGTGCCGGGGTAAAACTGATTGAATGTGTGAGCCCGGCTCGTAATGGATGGCGCATTCGTTGGGATGTGCAGGAACGTGGGGACGGTTCCGCCTCCTATATGGAGGAGGAGTTTCTGGGCAAGCCCTCGGACCAGGTAATAAGATCCGTCGTGCTTGGTTGGTATAACGAAAGGATAAACGAAGCTATTCTTTGCGGTTTTGTTTACGATGGCATGCCGGTGTGGCTGTCAAGCGAGAACCAGTTCAACTATAAGACGGCCCATGACTTGGCTGTACAGACCGGTGGTGTCACACTTCCGGTAACGTTCAAATTCGGGACGGATGACGAACCCCGGTACCGGACGTTTGAAAAACTGGAGGAGCTGACGGACTTCTATACGAAAGCCATGAGGCACATCCAGAATACGCTGGCTGACGGCTGGAAAAAGAAAGATGCTTTTGATCTGGAGAAGTACCGGGTGGAATAAATCCTTCGGGGGAGGATAAGAAAAAGCCCCCGGCCTGTTAAAAAGTAACGCCAATCACTTTTAAAACATGAAACGCCAAACCGCGCGACCGGGGGCAAATGCCCTCTGTCACGGTTTGACGTTTTTTTGTTGTTTAAAAAATGATTGGCGATGCAAAGATATAATTTTTTTGTTGTATGAAAGTGATTGAGATATTAAACTTTAACCGGGAACTGCTGAAAAGGCTTCAGGCGGTCGGCATCCGTCTGGAAGATGCCCGGTATATCGACCTGTATGAGGATTATACTCGCCTGCTGGATCATGGCGAGAAAGTCTCGTATGCCGTGGCCGTACTGTCCGAAAAGTATTCGGTGAGCGAGCGTAAGGTTTACGCTCTGGTGAAACGGTTTCAAAGCGACTGCAAGACGCTTGCAGTGTGAACGAGTTGTCTTCTACCATTTGGAGCACCGTTTTCCCCTATCTTTAGGGTGTTTTAATATTAGAAGGAGGAAATGGCTATGAATAAGTATTACCGTATCCTGGACAAGATTCTTGTCGCGGGAAAGACACAGACCAACAAGAAGGGAAATATACAATACCTTCTGAATGAACAGTTGTCGCTGACACCGGCGGACCTGCTTGACATATTCGAGGGGCATAATATCGCCCGCAAGAAACTTCGTAGCGAGTTACAGCTGTTCATGCAGGGGGAACGTAACGTGGAGAAGTACCGGGAGGCCGGCATCAATTGGTGGGATTATTGCGGTTCCATCCTGGTGAACAGTTATCCTACCTATTTCGAGAAGCTGCCGCCATTGATAGCGAAAATCAACCGGGAGAAGCGCAACAGCAAGAACTATGTGCTTTTTCTGGGTGAGACTGGTGCCGAAAGTAATCAGGCGCCCTGCTTGAGTCTGGTACAGTTCCAACTGGATGACGGGGAACTGATTCTGTCTGCCTACCAGCGCAGCAGCGACGCGAACCTCGGGCTGCCTTCCGATATTTACCACCTGTACCTGATGGCGAGGCAGATAGAACTTCCCCTGAAGTCGATCACCCTCTATCTGGGAAATGTACATATCTACGAGAACAATATCCCGGGTACCCGCGCACTGCTTGCCGGTGACGAGACGGTCCGTTTCGGGCTGAACGTGTAGTTTGCTGTATGTGTCTTGCAGCGGGAACCGTCCATGTTTCCCGCTGTTCTTCGTTTATTTTGGGGACCTTTGCGGCCGTTTTAAGGCAGAATGAAATGAGAAAGATGTATTTGTCCGCCCCGCTTCCTTTCGTGGGGCAGAAACGCATGTTTGCGAAGGAATTTATCAAGGTGCTGGGACAGTTCCCGGACAGCACCGTGTTTGTGGACCTGTTTGGCGGCTCGGGCCTGCTGTCACATATTACCAAATGTGTCAGGCCCGATGCCGTCGTTGTGTATAATGACTTCGATAACTACCGCCGCCGGCTTGCGAATATCCCGGCAACCAATGTGCTGTTATCCGATTTGCGCCGGATAGCTGAAGGGGAACCCAAAAATAAACGTATAACCGGGGAGGCCTGTGAAAAGGTGTTTGCCCGTCTTGAAAGGGAGGAGAAGGAACGTGGCTATGTGGACTATATTACGCTGTCCTCGTCCCTGCTGTTTGCCATGAAGTACGTGCTCTCTTTGGAAGATATGAGGAAGGAGACACTTTACAATAATATCCGGCAGACAGACTATCCCGAAGCAAAGGATTATCTGGAAGGGCTGACTATAACCGGCGAAGACTACAAGGAAGTGTTCAAACGTTACAAGGATGTTCCGGGTGTGGTGTTTCTGGTTGATCCGCCGTATCTCTCCACCGAGGTGGGTACTTACAAAATGTATTGGCGTCTGGCCGATTACCTGGACGTTCTGACCGTTTTGAAAGGGCATCCGTTCGTGTACTTCACCTCAAACAAATCTTCCATTTTAGAACTGTGTGACTGGATGGACCGAAACCCATTCGTTGGCAGCCCGTTCAAGGAATGCAGGAAAGTGGAGTTTAGTGCAAGCGTAAACTATCAAGCTAAATATACAGACATGATGCTGTACACGAAGCTGGATGAAGTGTCAGGTATAGCAGCTTAACACTGCATAAAGATAGTGAATTATTTTGAATCTGCAATGGCTTTTAAATGATATTTTAAGGTTGTTTTAAGAGGGTTCAAGTGAAAGAAAAACGGTGGGCTTTGGTCGTGTAGAATAGGACCGCGCTCACCGTTTTTCTTGTACGCGTCGTTTTTGTACTTTTTGAAACGCATCGTTTTTGTTAAGTGGCACGTCTGGTTTTTCCGGATTTA